CCCACGCCTCTGCGTTGTCGGAGATCCGAGCAGCGAGAGTGCCGCGAGCAGCAACAATGCCGTCAGCCAGAGCCCCGACGAGCTTCTCCGACGTCCATCCCTTGAACTTCGAGACGGCTGCGTTGGATGCGATGTTGTTCGGCAGAGCTTCACCGGCCTCACCCTTCTTGCCCCACTTCAGCTTGCCTGAGACGATCTCCCGGATCTCCTGTCGGAGCACATCATCAGCGACCGTGTCACCAGCCATCACGGCACGGTGCACAGCCTGGAGGAGTGGCGTAATAGCCACTCGCGTACCACCGTTGTACAGAGCGAACAGACGAGTCGTCTCAGAGGGGATCGCCTTGCCGACGAGTTCATAGACCTCAGGGAACGTGATCGGCAGCAGATCCTCTCCGATGCCGATGTGCAGCTTCACGCCGAGGCTCTGAAGGGACTCGACAAGCTTTCCGCCGACGCCGAGGTAGGCAGCTTCGACAGCGAGGTTGCGCTCCTTCCCTCGGATGCCGCCGTTCTTCAGATCCATCGACTTGCCGGAGATCTTCTCCGCTTCCTGCTCGATCACCCTCCAGAGGTTCTTCGACAGGGTCTGCTGCGTCATCGTGTTCAGCTCCAGGAAACGGTTCCCGTTTCGGAGCTGGTCATCGAGAGTCTTCGTGAAGGCGATGAGGCCCTTCCGATCAGGCCATTCCTCTCCGAACTTCTTGCTGATGGGCAGCTCACGACGGAGCGTCTTGGCGAGCACACCGGATACAGTCGGGTCTTCAGCGATCTGCTTTACAGTTGCTGCGGCCTCTTCGACGGTGTTGGCAGCAGGCTTCACATAGCGAGGAATTCCGACACTGTCGTTCAGGGCATCACCGAGACGGGGATTGGCCGAGTAGAACTTGGCCAGATCCGCCTCAGGGTCAAGAGCATCGAGCACCTTGCGGATCGTGACGTCCATCGACTTCGCGGTGTTCTTCAGACTGAGCTCGCGGAACAGCGGAGCTCCGAGAACGTCCTCCATCTTCACGACATCGGCCTGCTTACGCATCTCGAACGCCACGAGAGCGTCCGTGACGTCCTTCAGGGTCGTACCTCCTGAAGCACCGAGGCGCTGATACTCACTGCGAACAGCCCTCTGAGCCTCTTCCCGCACAGCGGCATTCACAGGAGACTTCGACGAGGAGATGTTCACGAGCTTCGTGTGCAGATTCGCACCACCAGGGATGTCTGCGGCTTCGAGAGCCTTGACGAGTCCAGGGGATGCCTTCTCCAGAACGCGGTCGACGACATCCGCACTGGAGTCACCCTGCTTGAAAGCGAACTCCTGGTACTGCTTCATCGAGACCTTACCCGGAGCGGCAGTCGTCGGCACAGAGATCTTGGACCCGACAGAGTCGATGACAGCCTGAAGCTCCTGTCGGATCATCGGCGTCTTCGGGGCGTCACCGAGCACCTGAGAGAGCGTTCGATCACCTACCTCAGCACCGACAGAGGGGGTCTTGGTTGCTGCGGTGTAGAGCTCGGAGAGCTTGGCTTCAGACTTCGCGAGCTGGGTGGCTGTGACACCCTCACCCTTCGTGAGAAGCTTCTCGTGCGCCTGGAGAGCCTTCTGCACCTCAGGGCTCTTGACTGTCTTTGCCCATGAGACGTAGTCGACCTTCGGCACAGGTTCAACGGAAGGTGCCCGCATCTCCTTGGGGCTGCGAGCGTCCGCACCGAAGAGATTGCCCTCGTCCACGATCTCGGTCGGCTTTACAGCCGGAACCTGCTCAACGACATCGTCCACAACACGAGTGGCAGGAGCGGCAACATCCGCTATCTCTCTACCTGCACGAGCGGTCTTTACAGCAGTCTCTGCTGCTTCAACCCCTGTCTTCGCGAGAGCACCAAAGCCCTTTGCACCCTTCAGGATGAGACCACCAGGGATCCACGTCAGAGGGTCTGCAACCACGTCTCCGACGAATCCGGCCACGCCCTTCACGAGAGGCTCCACGTTGTCTTCGCGATCGACGTAGTTGCGATCAGTCTTCCGTCCGAGGACGTCCGTAGCCTGCTCGATGATGTCGCTTGATGAGCGCTTCGTACCTTCTCCGCCAGCCGTGTCGAAGACGCCTGCGAGGAAGTTCGTCGGCATGGCTGCAAGAGCCCCTGCTGCGTTAGGGACAAGCTCTTCGACAGAGTCGGACTTGTCGATGGCGTCGAGAACACCTCCGAAAGCAGTAGTGGCTCCGTACGTGCCACGGCTGAGCATATCGAGAGCCCAATTCAGCACGCTCTGAGGCTCAGGCTCTTCGACAGACTGTCCGGTCTTCGGCATCCACGACAGGTCGTAGGAGGGGGCAGCAGGCGTCCGCTGGGGACGCGGGGGGCGAGCAGACGCCTGCTGGCTGAAGTAGTCGGAGAAGGTTGCCACGAGAGTATCCTACCGACTAGACGAGCTTCCCGATACCTCCGAGAGCCTGGATGTACGGGAGAAGACTTTCGATGTCCTGGTCCGCAAACTGCGGGGACTGCATGAGCTGCTGAAGAAACTGCATGCTCTGCGAGAGCTTGTTCGGCTGCATGCCCTGCTGCTGTGCAGACTGCTGCTCAGCGAGGTACTGAGACAGATCATCCTGGTAGCCCTGGCGCTTCCACTGATCGTCTGTGAGAGCACCTGCGAGGCTCATCGCCTGCGACAGAGACTGCTGCTGAGCCTGCTGGTTCGCTTCCTGCTCCTGCATGTCGTACTGCGACAGGAGAGAGCCGAGCTCGCTCTGCACGCGGGCACGCTGAAGGTTGCCCTCCAGACCAGCTGCACCGACGAGGTTCGTGTTGTGCGTGTTGGCGCTCTGCTTGTTCTGAGCGAGGTTCTCTCCCGAGATCTGACCACGAGCGATGGCGTCTTGCACAGCGCCCGCCGTGTCGGAGTTCAGGTCACGACCCTCGGAGACGATGTTTCCTGCGGCCTCACCGATGCCTAGAGCCTGAAGTTGCTGAAGGTTGCGCTGAGCAGCATCGTCGGATGCACCTTGGACGCTCTGCTGAGCTTCCATCGTACGAGCGGCGTTCTGGTCGATGGCACCCTGGTAGTTCTGCTGGATGCCTGTGCCATCCTGCCGCATCTCGTTCTGGAGCTGCTCATACATCGCTGCGAGACGAGCATCGTACTCAGCACCGCGAGATCGAGCGTCGTTGCGAAGAGGATCGAAATCGGCACCTCCGCCACCGCTGGTCATCCCGAGAGCCTCCATGAGGTTCGCAAGGAAGCTTGGCAGTCCCGTGTCTTCCATCATCGGCTGCTGCTTCTGAAGGAAGGAGCCTGCCTGCTTCGGAGCGCCGAAGGTGCCACCGCCAGGACGGCCAGACCTCTCAGAGGTAGCCCCGCCAGCACCACCGCCGAGGGGGTTCTGGGCAGGCCGCTTGAACACCGGGCCTGCGGTGCCTCGAACCTGGCCACCAGAGTTGATCGATGCCCACGGATCCATCGGGTTCGAAACACCGCCCCGAGTGTCAATAGTGGGTCCGGAGGTGCCCCGAGCAGCCCTCTCCCTGTCGTCCGGAATCCCGTTCCGGTTCTTGTCAGCCACGTCAGACCCCGAAACCGTACTGAGCAGCACGGCGGAGGATGGCCTCTGCACGAGCCTGCTGCGTAGCCGAGGTGTTCTCGTCGCGAGCCTTCGTCATCTGTCGGTCCAGGTCGGTGTTGAACTGCGTGTTCGTCTGGTCGATGCCGCTGTACTGGTCCATCAGCGACCGCTGGAGGTTGTTGATCGAGTCGGCATATGCCTGGCTCTGGAGCATGCCACGAGACGCGAAGTCGTTCGAGTTGTTCTGGTAGGCGCGGCCCGATGCGGTCAGGACGTCATCCCAGTTCCAGTTGCCTCCGTTGTAGCCGAGGTCCTTGAGCGACTTGTCGTAGTCCAGCTTGCGGTTGCCGCGCTGAGTGTCGACATCGGCCTGGAAGCTCTGAAGCTGTCGAGCGAGAGCCGACAGGGTCGCCTGGTAGCTGCTGTCCCCTGCGAGGTAGTCCTCTTCAGAGGGAGCCCCGCTTACGCCGCCGTCGACAGAAAGGCTGTCGATACCGCCACCGAGAGGGCCTCCGCCCCCGCCGAGAGGTCCACCACCGCCATAGGGGTTCGTGCTGCTCTGCTGACCGCCTCCGCCCGTCTTCCGGATCGGAGTCGTCGAGACAGTGCGCTGTGGCGTCGTCTTGCCGAAGTTCGAGTTCGCCTGGCGGTTGACCGGAGGTGCCGGAGCAGGCTGAGGGGACGGAGTCGCCGTCTTCTTGCCCATAGAGCTACCAATCGAGCGTGCCATGTTCAGGCCCTTCCCTGTCGGTTCATGATCGCCTTGCGACGAGCATCGCGTTCTGTGTACCCGGCCTGTCCGGTAGCGGAGGTCTTGCCGGTGTTCGGAAACGGCCTACCGCCTCCGTAAGTCTTGCGACCAGCCGAGAGTGCATTGTAGCCACCTCCGCCTGCTGTGGAGGCGTTCTTGCCCCTGATGGGGTTGAGAGCGTTCGCCATGACTGAATGATACCCTACGAAATCTGCTTCGACACGGTCTCTTTCTCGGCCATGTAGGTCGAGATGGTGAAGATCTGCACAGGAGCAGAGCTGGTCGATCCGTCCGTCTGGAACCGGATGCGGAAGAAGATCTGCCGGAACCGGAGCTTCTTGAAGAACTTCACGAACTTACGTGCTGGTCCGGATGCCGCGACCACCTCTGTCGTGATGAAGGTCTCACCCTCCGACAGAGGGAATCTCCAGGTGTGGTCGCGAAGAGTTCCCCACGTTGCCTCGCCCGTGCGGATCTGACCCCACATCGTGACGGCGTTGAACAGCACGGGAGAGACCTGTCCGACGACGTTCGTCCGGAAGATCGCATCGAGACCCCACCAGAAGAGCACCTTGTACGAGCCGGGGACGTCGAAGTTGTAGTTCTTCGTCTGGATTGAGCAGGTCATGTTCTCGCGGTCGTTGCTGAATCGGTCCTCGATGTGCAGGAGAGCCACTGTGCGAGACGGCGTCAGCGTCGTCGGCTTCGAGGGCAGAGCGAACGCCTCATCTGTGTCCCCTGCCACGAACGAGCTCATGACCTGTCCGATGGGACCCCAGACGTCAGAGCGCCAAGTCGTCCACGTCTGCGTACGGAGAGAGTAGACGTAGATCAGCTCGTAGAAGCTGTAAAGAATGCGGTTGTTGAACAGACTCACATGGAAGGGGTCTTGCGTCGATCCAAGATTCGAGGCCCGGAACGGGACCTTGATGTTGATCTGCTGAGCACGGTTGTTGACGAACTGGTACGCCTTCTCGTCGTACATGAAGTACAGGTAGTTCTCGTAGGCGACGAGAGCCCGAGGGGTCTGAAGGCCGACGCCAGGAACGACAACGCCCTGGATCGCCGTGGCAGGGTCTACGCCATACTGGAAGCTCCAGATTGACTTCGTCCGGAACACGAGCATCGTATCGAAGTAAGCGAGGATCTTTACAACGCTCTGACCATCACCTGCGCCGACGTCCATGAACCCAGGGCTCGCCCAGAAGCTCGGCTGTCCGAGCACCTTCGAGTACCGGATTCGAGTGGGATTGGTACCTCCGACACCCTCTGCGATCCACAGACGGCTCTTGTACGAGGTGATGCTGAGACCCTTGGGCATGTCTGCGTCTGGGACGAACCCTCCTGAGGGGGTCCAGTACCCTCCAGGATCTGCCTCTCCGACAGGGGGGAGGAGCCACGCCTTGCCATCAAACTGAGCCATGTCCGTAGCCGAGAACGTGTTCGTGATGAGAGACCAGACACCTGAGCTGTACCGCCACGTCGAGCTGAGTCCGTCGCCCGCGAGCAGGTGAGCGACCCCTGAGTTGTCGTAGTAGTAGCCGAGCAGGTGAGGCGTGCCCGTCGCTCCGAGAGTCAGCGGGTCCAGAGTGTCTGTAAAGGGCGGACGAGATCGCAGAGAGCCATCGAAGCCGGGATCGAAGTTGAGGGCGTCGACCAGCTCCGTATCCTGGATCGCTGTGGGGTCGTCATAGGTGTTCAGGCCCTTGGAGAAGGGTCCGAGGATGAGAGGCTTGCGAGTAGTCACTTCAGACCCCGCAGTCGCCAGCGAGCAACGAGATTCCACCACCGAGGTCGAGCAGCACACGGCCCTGTGTGCAGCACATCACGGGTGCACTGCCAGCCCTTCGGAGGGCAGTGAAATGCCGTCGTCTCGTCCATGTCACATCCAGTCCTGGATCACGGGGTACGTCATGTGAGCGGCCTCGCGCTCTTCCTCTGCCTGCTCTTCCAGAGCGCTGCGGAACTGCTGCTCCTTGAGCTGCGCTCCGTTCCAGTCCTCATCGAGCTCGTACGCCTTCCAGAGCACGTAATCGACGACGGCCTGGTAGTACTTGTCGGGAACGTCGATGAGCTGAGTGGTCTCACCTGTCAGAGCCTCAGGGTACCGGGTGTATCGAATCGTGATCGTCTTTACAGCATCCGGAATCGGATACAGAACGAACTCCCCTGCCCATTCGTACCAGGCGACAGGAGTTCCCGTGTCCTCGTGCTGAGGGTCGCTTCGTTCGATCTGATTCTCAGCGGTCGGCATCTCCACCGGCTTCAGCGGAGAGCCATCGTAGAGGATCGATTCGATCTGCTGAATGCGGACGTCCGGGAAGGTGTACGTGCCCTGTCCCACGACAGAGGGGGTCGTCGCCTTGGCCTTGAAGATCCGGTTCTTCGTGTTGATCGCCTGCTGAGCGTCATTCGCCCACTGGAGGATGTCGTCCGTGTCGATCTGTACACCTGCTTCATCACCGAAGGTTCGACGGACAGCTCGAAGCACCTGAGCGTAGGTGCGGGTCGAAGGTGTGAGCGTCACGATGGTTCCCCTATCGAGAGAAAGTCTGACCGTTGTGCCGGTAGATCTGTATGCAGGTCTTGCACCTGCGATAAGGTCTGCCGTTCGATGACAGTCCAGTGTAGGTGTTCTCTTCAGTGTACTCGTGCCCGCGCTTGCAGTGAGTTCTCGCTGCCTTGATGTTTCTTCCTCGAAGGATATTGTCGACGTGAGCTACAGGCTCAAGGTGATACGGGTTGGCGCATCTTCTATGTAAACACTCAAACCCGCCGAGACAGCTTAGGTCCTCGTTGTGACACTTATGGTCAAGATCCATCTCGTCTGGAACAGGACCTACGAAAGCCTCATAGCTGGCGCGATGAACGTGAAGAGTTCTTCCAGACAGCCCTATGGTCCCGTACCCGTTCTTCTTCACATACAGCATCCATGACCAGCACCCTGAGTTAGTGATGAATACCGATCTCGCGATTCTGTCGGCCACAGATACTGGCGTAGGCCCGCTCATCGACGGAACGTCTTTCCTGCGTGGTGAAAATAATGCTTGTGGTCCCGACCACCGGATGCGAGGTTCGTCATCAAGTCTACTTGAGCGGCTCTCTCATCCGCTTCGTTCTTCTCCTTGAGCAGCTCCTCAGCGATGCGACGAGCCTCCAGACGGTTGAAGATCGCGTCCGGATTGTGCTTCCTGAAGTCGCCCTCCCAAATCCACTCCAGTACCTGTCGGGGATCATCCATTTCCCGCTCGTTGAGGTACCGAACGACGTACTTCTCTCGACCGTCTCGCGGCGTCTGCACCACGCGGAAGGGCTTCGAGTCCGTCTCATCGCGAGCCATCGACGGGATGAACTCCAGAGTGAGGGTGTCGTCGTAGTCGTGAAGGATCTCTGCGAGATGCTGATGCTTCGCAGAGATGAAGTCTCGAACAGAAGAGTCGTAGGTCCGGGCTGCTCCGGTGCTGATGGTCTGCATGAGAGGTATCCTACAGGGCTCTGCCGTAATCCACACCCTGCGAAAGCTGGGAGGAGTCGGCGTCGACAGGGACCATCGAGTTCCAGATGACATCGTTGGCGATGAGGGACGCCAGGTCAGCAGTGAGCGGGGTGATATCAGCCATGCTCAGTCTGAGATCGTAACTCTGAAGAAGTCCGGTCAAGACGTCGCGTTCATACCCGGCCACCTGAGGAGACGTCTGTCGGAAAGACGCCCCCTTTCGTCGAGTCGACAGAACGAATCCGTCTCGGAATCCTCCTGCTGTACCTGACGGAATGGCAACATCCTGCCACTCAGAGGACGACCCTACAAGCGTCGGATAATACACGGAATACGCGACTGACATCTTGTCGCCCAGCAGGAGCCAGGGCATGTGCGAGCCCTCTCGGAGACCGAGCTGATCGTCTTTGCCCTGGAAACGAACACGGGCGAGCTGAAACCTCCCGGATTGAATGATCGTCGGGCTAGCCATCTTTAAAGTCCACTCTTCGCCAATTCAGAAATATAGAACGCTCTCCTCAGATCGCTGTTGGAGAGCTTGAGGAGCTCAGCAGGGTTCATCGGAACAGTCGAGTCGAATGATGCGTAAAGACGGTGCCCGATCTCTCGCACACCTGCGAGGTTGAAGTGAACGCTATCGCCTGCTTCGTAGGAGGGGCCTACCGGGGAAAGGATGTGCCTCACCAGGGCCATCTCAGCGGCCACCTGCTGCTGAGCCTCGTCGATCAACCTGTGCCGAGTCTCAGCCGCTACGAGAGAAGGACGCATCTGCATCATCAAGTAGGGCAGAGAAGGCTTCCCTAGCTCAGCCCGAAGGTACGTAATCCAATCAGTGAGGGCAGCTTTAAACATCGCAGGAGTGTATCCGACAGAGGAGTTCGTGCCATCTGTGGAGCCGTGGTTGGCCACTGCTGCGATGTGGTACGCCCCTGCGAGAGCAGGCAGAGCCAGCACAGTGTCCATCACCGCTACGGAGGTGAGGGCCAGGTTGTTGACGTCATTCGGCTGGGCCCTGTCCCAGGTGAACAAAGACCCGTCAGGGTTAGTAGAGGGGAGAGAGAATCCCGTCCCTCCGCGTGCCAGATTCACGATCAGCACTCGATCACCAGGAGGCAGTCGATCCGATACGTAGTCCTTGACGAAGGTGTTGAGAACACCCATCCCTGTTGCAGTGTCTCTCGTAGACAGAGGCTCAGAAGCAGTCACGATAGAGGAGTCCGAGAACCTCCACATGTCCACAGGGAGGCCCGTGTACTGGTCCCCTGAGACGAAATCTGTCACAGGTCCTCGGACATTGGACTGAATCAGCCCCCAGACGACGTGATAGGTCACGGAGTCCCCCAGAAGGTCTTCTGATCGGTGGACAAGGCAGCCCTGTTCGCAGAGAGGTCGGAGGCCCAGGCTACAAGCTCCTGGACGAACCCGCCGTACCAGGAGGATGTCGTCGACCCTGAGTGCGCTCCGAGAGTCGATTTGATCGGCGTCATAGCAGCAGCAGTTCGTGTTGCTGCTATGGCCACATGAGCGGCTACAGTGTCTCTCCAGGTGCTGATGAGCCCTGATGCCTCGACGTAAAACGCTTGGTGGAGGTTCGTGTCGAAGAGGTTAGACCCCGCTGACGTACTCGCCCACAGAGCCACACCCGCATCGTCAGTAGCCTGCACGTTCCAGTTTGCAGTGGACCCTCGAAGAGCTCGCCAGAATCCGTTGTTGTTGGCAGTGCGGCACTCAGAAAACAGGGTCGCATTCGCAGGAACGCTGGAGGCCGACTTGAGGACCGCCATTACTGTTGCAGTGGTCGCGCTGTAAAGACCTGCGACAGGAGAGAGAAGAACGTCATCCGTCCCGTCGAAAACGGCAGCAGGCTTTCCGCTCACGACATCGAGCACACCTGCATTCACGATGCGGGGCTGGAGGGCCTCAGTTGCCTGGGCGAAGTGCCTGCCATTGCCTGACTGGTCGTACCATGTTGACACAAACCCGCTCCCGGCCCCTACGTGAGCCAGCAGAGCGGCCTCATCGAGAGCCCCTAGGTCAGTGAAACCCACATCCAGCTCGACGCTGTCAGCACTGCGCCGAACCTTGATAGCAGGGCCTGTGTAGGCTCCCAGGAGCCGCCGAAGGGAGTGGGCACGGAACGGAGTCGCGTAGGCGTCCAGCGGACCCACGAACGGGTCAACAGGTGTGTCTCCGCTGAGCTCCTGAGTCCACCAGTCTCGACGATAGTCCGACAGGGAACTACCAGTGGGCGAGACGACGACCGACTTGAGGAAGGCCATCTCCATGTCTGCGGTCGACATCTCAGGAGTCAGGGAAACACCTTCCTGCACATAGAAGTCTCGGCGGTAATCGTCAAGAGACGACCCTGTCGGTGAGACCACCTTAAGTTTCAGGTACGCGAGTTCCAGATCAGCGAGAGAAGGCATGATTTCAGCCATCCGTAGGAGGATTGATCGGCCCGGTGCGGGGATCGATCAGAAGAGGGTGACGATCCTTCCAGTTGTACACGAGGGCGTAGATCAGATAGCCCACTGCGTATACAGCGAAGAGCCATGCTCCCATTCTCCAGAAGGGGCGGAGCCAGAAGTCGGGTCCGATCCAGAGAGCAAGGACCGACACGAGGGAGACGACGACGAACGACAGAGCGAGAAAGAGTACAGACTTTCCCGCCTTGCGGCGAGTCCACTGGTAGAAGCCGCTGTAAAGAATCACGAACAGCACCATTCCGAAGAAGGTCGTCAGAGCGGCGATGTCTGCGATGAGGTTGAAAACGTCGGCCAGCGTCGGGTCAAGCATGGCGTCTCCTTGGTTTGAAGCTGATGTCGAGTGCATCCCCAAAGTGGTTCTGCTGGCGTCGGGTCGCCAGATAGTCGGTCAGGTCACGGATCTCGGTCGAACGTCCGATCACCTCAATCGTCTCTTCGCGAGCTCTCACGAGCTCCTCTCGCGCCTTCTCCGTATCGATGTCACGAACGGTGGCATCTTCCCGGCGACGCTTCCAGAGTCCCATCACGAGCCTCCTGTCGGCTGTACCTTTTCCAGGTTAGGCCCTGCGCTCTTGAGAAGGGCCTCCATTGTCCTGCTTCCCTCCAGAAGAGCTGTGTTCTGCACGAGCAGAGCAGCATTCGTGGTTGCACGTTCTCCGGCGACAGCCTTCCAGTCATCGCCTCTCTGCTTCTCGGCGGCAAGCTCTCGTTCGTGAGTACGAATGGGAACGAACCAACCTCTCATCACAGAGACAGTGATGAGAACGAGAACGGCTGCGAGAGCTGGGTACGTGAAGATTGCAGGTTCCACTGTGAGGGTCTCCTTTACAGCAGAGAGGGACGGGCGCTAGGCCCGCCCCTCTCAGACACCACTGGTCTCTCAGCCCTCGATGATGTTCGAGATCAGGCCGTGGGTGTTGCGGCGATCCGTGCCGAGCTCGTGACGCTCGACCAGGTGCGCGTACCAAGCGTCGTAGACGCCGTTGGTGTCACGAACCTGCTTGAACATCGTGCCGTCGCGGTCCAGCCAGTTCCACTCGCGGTCGCGGTAGAGCTTGAGCGCGTCCTCGTTCATGAACCACTGCTTGCCCAGCGGCGCATCGACGTCAGCCACGACAGGGATCTCTCCGCCGTCCGTGGTGAAGGCGAGGCCCTTGAAGCCGCCCTTGAACTCCTGCTCGTTGACGATGGTGCGGAGCTGGGAGAGCAGGTTCCAGTACGCACGGCGGACACCGAGCGACTGGAAGATGACGGTCGTCTTGCCGCCACGCACGCGAATGCGGTCGGCCATCTGGACCATGATCTGCTCCGACAGGGCACGAGGGGTGCCACCGTTGGCGTCGATCTCGGACTTCCACTCCGGCTCGACTGCGGGGTTGATGTTGTAGACGACGGAGGTGTCGTCCACGATGGCCGCGAAGCCGGTGATCTCCTTGCTGAAGGAGCCCTGTCGGGTGATGAGCTGGCCGACGACGGTCGTCACTGCTGCGCCCGAGATCGTGATGGTGTTACCCGTCACGCTGATCGCGGTGATGGTGCGGTTGGCAACCGCGACCGTCGAAGGCAGGGTGATGATGTCGATGACCTCACCCATCTGGAACAGACGGGCGTCTGCGACAGGGATGGTGGTCGACGTGACCACGGCGGTGATCGTGGAGATCGCGCCGGTACCGT